TCCCATGCAATTTCGTCCATCACCTCTTCAAGTTTTTCAATAGTAAGCGCTTCTTCTGGTTCTGTAGTAGTTGTCGTGCACATCATTGTTTCTAAATCTCTGACGATAGCATCATCAATACTCTTGGCAACATGTTTCGCCATTTGTTCCACCCTCTGGTCAAGAACGTCCACTTTGGCTAAATCTATACCTACATGGATACCCGTTTCGTATCGTGGAAGACCGTCTGTGGTTGGTGGACTTAACTGGCTAATTGATTTAAAATCTATAGTTGGTTTTTCACTACCTACTGGCGTTTTTGCTGTCATTGGATGTGAATCTGTTGGTGGGCTTGGTAACTTTAGTCCAGCCCAAAGCCTTTCGGTGAAGTATTCAATGTCAGATAATTCACTTAAGCCTTCTCCACCGGGTAATGTTTCAACCTTAGAACCCCGTCCTGCGGCGAAATTTGGAAAGATAAAATCTTCTGTGCGACATCGCGGGTCATAGTGACCATTTTCGTCATATTGTGGATATTCCTTTTCCTCTGTGTCCATTTTTTTCAATCGTTCTTTGAACGCTGCAAGTCTTTCTTTTATGGGTTCACCTGTACCACGCGACGATGTACCTAATTGTATAGGTGCCTTCATCATACTAGGTGCTTTTTCTGGAATTTCTTCTTCGTGGATGGCTACCATTTCACATCCGCCGTCGATGGAAAATGCTGCCGATACCATATAATGGTCATCGAATTCGGCGACGAGTACTTCTACTTCGGTGTATTTGTCTGGTAGTATCGCCGCTATTTTTCTAGCAACACCATGTTCTATAAAACTCCTAATATCGGCGTTTATATGCATGTCGGTTGTAGTGTAATAATTTGCAATGTTGCCCATCATTTTCATTGTGTAATCGTAAAGCTTTTGGTCGTCGCTTTTTGCCATCTTATTTTTCTCCGAATATATTTTCTTTATATGTATCTATCAAAGGAAATATATCGGATACCAATCATGCCGCTTGGTTTATGCTACTAAAGCCTTTTTCCATTGTGACGGTCAAAGTCTTATCGAATATACCACTAACTTCATCGCGGTGGGATATAATAAATAACGATAGTTCATCTTCACGCGCCTTACGTTTCAACATGTGTGCTGCATTCTGTACGCCCACGCTGTCCAGACCTACGTCCAGAACTTCATCGAGCATACAAACGTTTACACTATCAAGTGAACGTTGCAAAACATCACGGAAACTAAAAGAGAGTGCTAAATTGACCCTAGCCTTCTGTCCACTGGATAGGTTTCCAAAGTCTAACTGTCTTCCAAACTGCGATATGTGCGCAGTCATTTCCTGTGTAAATTCAACACGGTGGGGTAGACCAAGGTCGGATAGGTAACCACGTAAGCGACCGTTCAAGAACGCAAGGTTCTTATTTAATAAGTTCTTACGGATGAAGCTATCCTTCTTGGTTAGCAATTTCAATAGATAGTTCTGGTGCGTCATCAATTTGTCAAGATGGTTTACTGTTTCCATATCTATTGGTTCAATTTTCAACTTCAATAAATCCTTATAAGATTCTTGGTGTGGGTTCTTTCCAGCTTTTAATTCTTCCAGCTTTTCTTCGAACTTTGTAATATTACCCTTAACCTCCCACAATTCTTCTAAGGATGCGAATTCAATTTTTCCTATCAGCGTAGTTAAAGCTTCCTCTTCGATAGTAATATCCTTTCGGGTACTCATCCTGTCTGTATCAAGGTCAGTGATATCCAAGCCAAGCGCTTCCATTGTACTATCGAGTTCTTCGATACGCTTCTCAAGTTTGTTGGCTTCATCCATAGTAAATGGATTTTCCACAGCATTTAAATCTTCAATCTTTTTAAACAAATCTACACGCAATCTACGCTCTATGATAATATCACCTTCCGTGTATGTAACTGACCTTGCAGCTATATTCAATTCAACATCAGCAGCATCAACTTTTGTGTCAAAGTCTTCTAACCCTTCCATGAATGCCTTGCGCATATTATCATTAGATTCTATATTTGTCTTACATTCAGCAATTTTATCTTCAGCAGACTCATATTTTTGTAGGCAATATGGACACTTAGCATCATCAAGATGTTTTAGTTCATCTTCATCTTTCTTTATCTTTGACTTAATATCAGCAATCTTATCAAGTAATTCAGTCCTACCAATAATTAATTTACTTTTATTTTCGCTAAGTTCCACTATTGTTTGATGAAATTTTTCTTGACTATCCAATATGGCTTCATCCACCAAGCCTTCTTTGGCTTCTTCATGCGCTTTTATATTTGCTTCTTGGTCGAATTTCCACTTATCAACTTTATCTTGCAAACCATCAAATTGTTCACCCAAGATTTTAATTTCATTTTCCGCAGATTTATACTCCGCAGTAAAGTCTTTAATTTTCGACTCCATCGATAACATTTGTGTAGTCAGCAACGTAACATTTTCATTCTGTTCTGTAACCTCATCGAATAGTTTCTGTTGACCATCAATGTCATACTTACTTAATTCTTTTAATTTCTTCTTGACTTCAGTAACATGTTCCTTATTATCTTCCACCCATTCATCAACTCGGTCTTTTGCCGTTGCTAACAAACCAATATGTCTTACGTGTTCCTTTTCGAGCTGTTCATTGTGCTTCTGTTTGATTTCCAAAGAAGTTTTGGTATCCTTCATTGTAGTCTTTAATAACACTGCCTTTTCGGAAAGACGTGTAAGCCTGAATAATTCTTCCATAATGTCAGACTGGTTAGCTTGTGACGCGTGCCGCACTGGCATATCAAGGAACGGTTCATGTGTAGCAGAAAAAGCTACAATACGAACAAATAATTCATGGGGGATGCCTAATACATCCGCAATATAATCGTTAATATTTTTAACACTATCGGGTGTTACGTCTTGATTTGTATTGACATTCATGTCCAATTTAGTACCAACTGGACGACAATAAACCTTGGCATAATTCCCCAATCCTTTTTCTTTCCGCACACGCTTAACGACATATAGTTTATCGTCTTTTTGGAATTCAACAACAACTTCAAGATGTTCTTGGTTGATATTGTTGACCAAATTGTCCATGGAGATATTTGAAACGGGCTTACCGTAAAGTGCGAAGACTAGTGCGTTTAACCATACTGTCTTCCCAACCCCATTCGCACCTGTTCCAGATGCGGTATTGTCTAAATCTTAGTGTTTTAAATTTTATCATAACCTTATTTTAACTTTTTTATTTTTTATTATTATGTTACAAACTAATGTATATGTCTTCAAGCATGTCGTTGTCAATGTGGTCGGATTCAATATCACCCAACATTTCAACAACCATTTCGTCTACAGTACCAAGTTCGCCATCTAAATCAACTTCAACTTCCGTTTCAGTCTCAGTTAGGGCTTCGTCGATTTCTGTAGATTCTGTAATAGTAAATTCGCGTAAGTCATTGTTTTCAATATAAGTCTTCTTGATTTCAATGCTTTCTTCGTAGCTGATTGGGATATCAGCAACCACCTGCACGCGTGCATTAGGGTACAAAGTTATGCGGTCTTCAAGCACATCCGATAATTTACCCTTAATGTATTTGGGGCACACTTCCCAATCGATGAACTTCATATCATCAGCAGCATGGTCAAATATCATCATTCCACGTTCGACATCACCCGCATCTGCGAAGGAAGTGGGAAACGTATTGCCAATGTAGGTTGTGTTTCCCTTATGTTGTCTCTTATGGAAGTGACCAGAAATGATATGTTTCTGGTGTTTAAAGTCCGAATGGTTAGGACCAGATTTCATTGTGATGTTATATCCAGTGACAATGAAGCCTTTGAATTCGAAGTGCCCAACCCACATGGGAATATTTTTGTATTCCGCTAAGGATGGGTATTCTTCATGGAATAGATAAGGACACATTAAGACACCATCACCGATGTTATCAAACACGGTTGGTTCGTCAATCATAATGAAATTATCGAATTCGCGGAACGGATGGACAGAATAAACGTCACGGTTGCTGCGATGATATAAGTCGTGGTTGCCTATTACAAAATAGACAGGTAGACCTAAGTCGTTGACTTTCTTTGCAATTTCGTAGGAATGTTTTAATGTGAAGATGTTGATGGTGCTGCGAACTTCGTGCCAATCCCCTACAAAGCAGATGTAATCTACATCGCCTTCTTTTTTGACGTTGTCACAAAACCAGTCAATATATTCCATACAGTCTTGGTTGTGCTGCTCGGAATTTGACTTGGCGCCAACGTGGAGGTCGGTGAAGTACGCACCTTTCATTAATTTGGTGGTACCCATACGGATTCTCTTATTATTGTTATATTGGCATTATATCAGAAGTGTTGCTCGTCGTCAACCATATTCTGCAATTCCGTTTTGATACGCCGCTCCCTATTTTCTTTGTTAAGGTAATACGAAAAAGCACAATGGATAACGGTTGTAAAGTATGCATTCGCGTTGTCACACTTGTCAGGATTAAACTTCGTCCATGATTTCATTAACTGCAACACAGCATGCGCCTTCATGTCTTCTAAGTAAGAATATTCGGCATACCTATGACCATTACCAATCTTGTCAGTCATTGTTATGAACTTTTCGGCAAGCCAATCACTCATAACACCACACTCATGACTAATTCTGATTTCCTTTAGGAATTTCTTTTTTCGGATTCTGTGCCGAATTTCCTTTACGTATTTACTTAGCATCGCCACCAGTCAACTCAACTAACTTCTGTGCATCGGTTACAGTTTGACCATGGTCTTCTTCGTCGTGAACGTGGTGTAGTTCTTTTGAATGGTCGTTCATGTAAGTGTGCGATGGGTTCAGCCCCTGTTTCAGTAGCAATTCGTCGCGTACATCGCGCTGCGCCTTTTCTTTGTTCAGAAACTGATTGAATGAATTGTGGACACATGTCGTGTAATAAGCAAAAGCGTTGGTGAATCTGTCGGGGTCGAATTTAATCCACGTCCTACATAACATCATCATTGCGTATGCCTGCATGTCTTCGTTGTAGGTATAGCCAATGTACCTTCCAGACCTGCCGTAGCGTTCTGTCAGCATTTGTAGCATACGTGCTAACTTGTCTGACATAATTCCCGCTTCTCTACTTTTTACTACTTCTGCAAATAAGTCTTTATTATTTAAATAGTTCTTCTTTTTTGCTGGCTTATTTTCTTGTTCTTCTGCCATTATTATTTTCTCCAGTTACACTATTATATATCATTAATTTAGTGTTGTCAACAATGATAAATACCTATTAATAATGAAGAGGTAACAAATGGCAGAGAATAGTAATAATAAGGTTAAATTGCAAGCAGCTGGTAATGGGTTGCGCGTAACCTTCAGGGCGTCGCCACAGGTAACAGAAAACAGAAACGTTAATTACAGCGCCCTTGAGCCTTTGCACGCACCCGGTCAAATACAAGTATATAAAAATACAAGTTCGCGTAGTTTTAGTATATCTGATTTGAAATTGATTTCACGCACACAACAAGAAGCTGATGATAATTTAAAAATATTATGGCGGCTTCGTGGGTGGACAACACCACGGTTTGGTAACAGCTCAACGTTAAATAAATATCAGCGGCTTAAGCGGGAAATTGGTACCGAGACCCGCACAGAGGCTATAGATAGGCTTGGCGAAGAATCCGCCACTAGCATTTTTGGAACAGAATTACTGGGCGCACCACCAGAGGTGTTGTACCTATCCGTTTATTCGCATAATGTTGGAAGTGATGCTACCACAGGAAAACCCGGAACAAGAGATTGGGTTATTGCGCAACATATTAATAAAGTTCCTGTAGTCATTCAGCAGCTAACTATTCCATATCCAAATGATGTTGATTACATAACCACCTCAAAGGGTGTACCTATGCCAATTATCATGAACTTAGACCTTCAACTCATAGAAACACATTCACCAAATGCATATGAAGCATTTAGTTTAGATAACTTCAAAAGTGGAACATTGACAGGATTTTAATTATGGCACTAACTATAGATGATATTAACACGAAATCTACAGATAATCGCAATTCGCGATACGTACAGGGCGGCGAAACGGAAATATATAATAATAGGACAGGTTGGTGGGAACGTCGGGTTTTTGAACGACAAGACGATGATATACGATTTATAGTCACCGCCGCAGAAGCTAAACGTCCAGATGCTATATCACAGTTTATATATGGTAAAGCCATATATGGTTGGTTAGTATTGGAATACAATAACATAGTAGATGTCGAAACAGAATTGATAGTAGGTGCCGAATTATTCTTACCTTCACAACAAAGACTCATATTAGATATTATAACAGCCCCTACTGGTGGCATTAAAAAATAACGGTAACATATGTCAAAACCACAAAACATACTTGGAAAGTTCGATACTTACGCATATCACCATATTCTACTGGTATGTAATAGTACAACAGCGGCCGAATCGGTGGCTAATATTGAAGGTATTACTAACCTTCAACATCCTTCAGAACCCAGCCGTAGATATAAAGCGCGTGAAATCGGCAAAACGGGTGAAAAGTATGTCACATTAATAGATGGGATGACAGACTCACGATTTTTTATAACTGATGTTAAGTGGACAAATTATATCGCCGCCGACCCAGAGATTGGTAAAGGCAATACACCACAATCAACAACCATGTCCCTTGATGGTGAAATTGAAATTGTGGAGTCAATGGGTGCTTCTTTTTTAAATAGATTAACTGATATATCAGATGAATTAGATTCTGACCCTGTTGGTTTAGTATTTTTATTAAAAACTATATTCGTTGGTAGAAACGCAAACGGTCTTACCGAACTTATATCGACAGTACGACCATTAATGTTTGTCCCCTTAGATATCTCCGCAGTATTTCAAAGTTCTGGCGCAAAATACAAATTGGAATTTGTTGGATTAACAAATGGCGCAGGTAGGTTGCCACAGCCACAAAAAATCTTTGAAGGAATATCAGTAACGTTAGATACAACTTCTTTAAAGAAAACAATGGAATTGTTAGAGATAAACGTCAATAACAAATATGCATCTTTTAAAGAAAAGGCAAAAAACGATTTCGCAGCGACATTTACTGAACTGAACGCCACCGAAGGTGACATTGCCGCCAATGAATTTTTAGAAGAAAATTATCGCGATGTTAAATATCGAATCATTTTAGATGAGATTTATGAAGATGAAACCCGCTACAAAGCAGGTGATATTACACATGTTAGAAATATGAATGGTGTCACTCTTCCGACTGTAAACTATGGTAATGATGTTAGTGTAGAAACCATCCTTAATGAAATAGTGTGGGGTTGCGCTGGCGTCTTAGATGACTCAAAAGGTAAAGGTACACCAGTAAACAAAACCAACAAAAAACCAATTAAATATTTATTTAAAGTTATATCTGTTATTAAGTCTACACCATTTGAATATATAATTGAGTATCATATTAAGCGATATGTACAAGCAGAAGATGCCTTTGCCCAACAAGCAAACAATGGTGTAATTATACCATTACCCGGACAATCAATCGAATTTGATTATATTTTCACTGGCAAAAACGTTGACATCAAAGACTTCGATATTAAAATGGAAATGGGTTTGGCGTTTTTTCAAATGGCAGCAACCACCAACAATATACCAGACCAAAAAACCGCCATGGCAGGCAACAAATCAAAAACAGTTAACGTTGGCGGTACTAAATCTGTTGGTAGTACGGGTAAACGTACACGTAAAAGTACCCCATTATTTTTGGGTACCACGATAACTAATCCAATGATGCGGAATACTACCAGACCAATAGATACCGCTGGATTTCAGGCGTTATTAGATAGACACGCCTCCCTTGAAAATATAAGCGCCAGTATGGTGATTTATGGTAATCCACAACTTCTCGATGAAATGACCATTTTGCCAAGCGAAATAGCACAACGAATTGCACAAACGGAAGACCCCGAAGCAGATAAAACAATTAATCCGCAATGGATGTCAACACCCACATTAGTAAAAGTAAATATTAAAATGCCTGTAGATGCAAACGATGTCAATACCGAATATGAAACCTTTTGGTATACTGGTTGGTACAATTTACAAGTGGTCGAAAACATATTTACTGATGGCATATTTACACAAGAATTAGGAATGTATAGTATTCCAATAACCGACCAGACACAGGAAATAACCGACGTTGAAGAAACAATAGTGGAAACTATTGTTTCTGTATTTCCAAAAAAGGGTACAGGCGGTTCCACAATCGATACAGGTACCATAACACCAGAATCTCAACGCGACGTAGTTATAGACGCTGCATTAGACTTCACTAATCAGTTTAAAGCAGTTTAAAGGAAAATGGAATGGCAAGAAAAGGCGCATTACACGATATAATAAAAAATAGAAGCATCAGCACCGAATTTAAAGAAATTACTATTGGTGAAGTTGTTGATACTAATGACCCACAACAAATGGGGCGGATTCGCGTGGCTTGTCCATTTTTTGGGGATTTAGAAAATGACCCTATATCAGATATACCATGGGCGACGTATGTATCACCATTGGCAGGCACTACCTTTTCACCTGAACGGGGTAGGGGTGGTGACCAAACCGCAGGACAAGTTGCCTATGGTATGTTCAATATTCCTAAGATTGGTAGTAGTGTATTAATTGCATGTATCGACGCCGACCCCAAATTTAGAATCTGGTTGGGTTGTGTTCATGACCAATTCATGAACCATACACTCCCGCACGGAAGATATAGTTATCGAACCGAAAATACACCTGAAGGTCCATTTTCGTCAAGTGAAGATAAAATACAACCATTATACGATAGTCAAACGGAAGCATTTAGTGGTGGGTCTGCGGAAGCAAGAAAATCTTTTGAATTTAGAACTCGTGCTGCTGATGTTTCCGTTGCGGGTTTGAATCGCGAATTTGTCAATATTAAGGAATCGACAATATCGAAACTTTCAGATGATGTCGATGTTCCCTATGGTACTAACGTTGCTGGCGGTGAATATTTAAACACCCAAGGGTACCATGAAAGTAGAATCGCAGGTAAACTTGTAGATGCTGTTACCGACGATGTCGTGTATGACCCACAAACATATTCTTGGACAACACCCGGCTTTCATAGTTTATCTATGCAAGATAATGCAGAAAATTGCCGTATAAGATTTAGAACTACCCACGGTCATCAGATTATAATGGATGATACTAATGAAAGAATATACATTAGCACGGCTGGAGGTAAGACTTGGATAGAAATGGACGAAGTGGGTAACATTGACATCTACGGCGAAAGAAGCATTTCGGTGCATGCTAAGAAGGATATCAATTATACTGCTGGTGAAAACTTTAACATCACAGCAAAAAATATACAAATGACCGCAGAAGATATCAAAGTTAAGTCCACGGGAGATGTGACTGTTAACGCCACAGGTGATGTGCTTATGTCAGGTACAGCTCTTAATCTGACTTCTAGTGCCGATATATTATTAACTGCTGGTGCGGTACTTAATCTCTTGGCAGGTGGTAATATATTAAACACTGGTGCGGAAGTCCACTTGAATGGTCCTCCTGCCACCGCAGCAACTACAGGTGACGATGCCACAGGCGTTTCGCGTAAACCAGACCACGAACCATGGGCAAGAACTATGTTAGTTGATGGTGAACCAGAATTTGGGTATGATGATGATAACGTCGGTCGTGTAGAAAACGGCGAACCGCTAACAAGAAATAAGCTTTGGCACCGCTAAAATACATACTGCGTTTAGGATAAATATAAGATAATATTGGAAATATACTATGCCACGACAAAACATTTATAAGGGATATTCGTCATTTGAATTTGAAAAAAATAAGACGCTTGCCCTGCGTGATGTAGAATTGGTTAAACTCGACCTTTTAAATCATATGTTTACGCAGCGCGGTGAGCGTATTATGATGCCAAATTTTGGTACCACAATCAGAGAATTGGTATTTGAACCAATGGATGGTGATACATTGGATGAACTATATGAACAAGTCAAGACTGTCTTGGATTATGACCCGCGCGTGGAAATAATTAGGTTAGTTGTTGTACCAGATTATGATATAAATTCAGTAGTGGTGGAAGCCACGCTGTATTACTTAGAACTAGATACTGTGGATGATTTTAATTTAAACATCCAATTTGAGGATTAAAATGGCAAACCAAATAGCAAGAGCCGAAGCATGGGAAGTTGTACACGAAGCGTTTACGCAAGTTAACTTCAATTCATTCGATTATAATACAATTAAAGAAAGTCTTCTTGATTACGTTAAATTGTATTTTCCAGAAGATTTCAACGATTACATCGAATCTAGTGAATTTATCGCTATTCTTGAAATCTTCGCATACGTTGGTGAATTACTTGCATACCGTATCGATTTAAACGCACATGAAAATTTTATATCTACTGCCCAACGTAAAGAATCAATTTTACGACTTGCCAAATTAATATCATACAAGGCATCACGAAACCTTCCAGCCCGTGGTTTAGTTAAAATATCATCAATACAAACCACCGAACAAGTAATTGATTCACAAGGGAGAAACCTTGCAAATCGCAAAGTTGTATGGAATGATTTAAATAATTCTGATTGGAAAGAACAATTTTTATTGATAATGAATCGTGTTCTCTCGCAAGATTTTGGTAGTGTTGGACCAAATGAACGCGTTCAAATAGAAGATGTATTATTTGAACTTTATACATGGAACAATCAATCATTAAAATCAAGTGGTGTAACCGCATTTACTTATTCATCATCGTCCGCTGGACAATCATTCCCTATGGAATTGGTACCAGTTGAATTAACATCCGAATCCCCTGTCGAAAAACGCCCAGAGCGAAACGCTAAATTTTCATTATTATATGGTAGTGACGGTCTTGGCGATTCTTCTGACACTACAGGTTTCTTCTGTTTTACAAAACAAGGTACTTTACAAATAGATGAACACAACTTTGATGGTATTACACCGAATCAAACACTCGACATTGAAACAAATAACATAAACGAAACTGATGTATGGTTAAATAATGTAAACCCATCTACTCGTGAAGTATTAATCACTGACCCTGTTGCAGAAATCCTACCACACCTTTCCGACGGCGCAACACGGTATGGTGAATGGTTTGAAGTAGATTTGGCGAACGGTCAGAATATTATTTTCAACACCGATTTAAATCGTCAAAAGTATGAGCTTGAAGCATTAGACAATGACCAAATTAAAATAGTTTTTGGTGATGGTGAATTCGCCGAAATACCTTCTGGTGCGTTTGATGTTTGGTACCGCGTATCCGCTAACAGTGACACGCTAATTCAGAAGACATCCGTAATAGATAAGCCTGCAACATTTACGTACCTTGACTTGACAAACACCGTACAAACGATTACATTCACGTATTCCTTGATTAGTTCTTTACAGAATGGCTCAGTCTCGGAAGACATCGAACACATCCGCCGCGTAGCGCCCGGTGTTTACTACACACAAGATAGAATGGTTAATGGTCGTGACTATAACTCATTCATGCTTAAAGACCCATCCATTCTTAAGCTTCGTTCAGTTAATAGAACGTTTGCTGGTGATTCTAAGTATATTGCATGGCACGACCCTAAAGAATATTATGAAGATGTAAAAATCTTCGGTGAAGACCTTGCTTTGTATTGGACTGAAAAAGACCCAATAAATGGAGCGCTTGCAACAACAGCAACATTCTTAAACCCAAATGAATTATTAACAAATTTGATTGAACCACTATTATGTAGTGCAGATTTCTATAATATAATGGTAGAAGAATTCCTTAATGCAGGAAGAGCAATATCCGAAATACGGTGCTTCTTTACTGCGGATGAAACTACTGACATTACCGCCGCATTAACTCAAGCATCAACCGCGTCCACCCCTGTTGTTGACCTATACTTCTCTGCACAAGCAGGTGCCGGTAGTCCTGCGTTTGATGAATGGACAACAGAAGCCGACTTCGCCGATTCGCGGTTCATGATTCGCGTAGAAGCACAATTTACTGCAAGTATTCTATCTGGTTGGTCAGTAAACTGG